CACCTTATTTTGAAAAAGGGGCCGAATTGTGTCGGCCCCTAAATTTTATTGATTACGTAGCGTTTGAACCAAAGATACCTCTTGGATCAGAAAATCCAAAAACATATCTTTCTCTAGCTTTGTATCTAACGTTTCCAGTATCAAAGTCACCTTCCATTGAAGTTTTGATAGGTGATCTGTTGAAATGTTTAAGACCGTTAGGAACATCAGTTTTAATGAAAAACTTCTTCGCTGCAGTCAGGTAATTATTTACAGTGTATCCACCAGAAATCATTCCCATATTCTTAATAGCGTTGATATCATTATCAGCTGTACCTGTTCTGCCAGTAGAATTCATAAGTCTATCAGCAGTAAATTGTAAAGCAGAAGGAATTACTAATTTCACTCCTTGTGCTGCAATTTTTAGGCCTCTTTCATCTGTAAGAGCTGCGATGTCAATTAATGACTGCTCTAAAGATGTTTCGTTAAGTTCAGCAGGTGTTGCTAACTCGTTTGAAAATGTACCAGCTAATGTAGGGTGAACAGCAGAACAAAGTTCTACTCCGTCACCGCCAACAAAAGTGTTGTCAAACGCGTTGTTTAATACCGCTGCGCCTTTGATATTTTTAGTACTCGCCATAGATCTTGCTAAAGCTTTTGTATATCTAGACGCAAGTCTGTCATACAAGTTATCTTCGATCGCTTCTTCAGTGATCGCAAATGCTAAAGCAATTGTTTCGTTTGTGTAACGAGCTGTGAAAGTTTCTTGCGCATCGTCGTATGATACACCTTGACCTTCAGGTTTAACAGAAGCATTTCCGAAACCACTTAACATTACTTCCTCTTCGAAAGCTCTGTCAGATGATTCTGTATCGAAAATTTCTGCAGCTTCGTCCGCATATTGTCTGTACTCTAGTCCGAATAAAGCATTCAGACCAGGCTCTAGTTCTTTAACTAGTTGTGCTCTTGATATAGCCATAGTTATTTATCTCCTTATTCGCTATTAGTTGTATAGGTGAGAGGCTTTAGCGATCATAACAACAACATCACTGCCGTCGCTTGCATAATCGTTTTGACCTGGGATATTAGCACCTCTTATCAATGTAAACATTGAAGTGGCGTTTACTGTTGCAATAGAAAGTCTTTCGTCAGACATTCCACTGATACCAGTTGCCCCGTTATCACCTGTGTTATAGTTAAGACCAACATCATTTTGTTGCCAAGCTGCGTTAGCTCTCATATTGAATTCCTGGTTAGGATTGTCCAATACAAAAGCAGTTCCGTCACTTGAACCTGTGTTGTAATCTACCGCAAAGTTTGTTCCACTCGTTACTGAGTTTGCAAACGTCGGTTTTGATGTTCCTGCATCTATGTAGAAAGCACCATTAAAGACTCCTACTAATAGAGGGTCAGCACTGTTTTGCCAGCCTGCTCCACCACTATTGTCATCGTCTGTTGAATCGTAGGTAGCATCTTGAATATAACCTTTTTCAGCTGCCTGAGTTCCTGCATTTAGAGAAACCGGGTCGCCTTTGAAAATTGTATTAAAAGCTGCGCCTGCGTAATCATATAGCTTGTATTCAGATTGACCAGAAGTTGCAGGTGTTGAACCTACAGTCATTACTGCTCTACATCCGTATCCAGCTGTACTATCGTTAGCCATGTTTTATTTCCTTTTCTTAAGTGTACCTGCCCGTGAGGGCCTCCAGTACGGTTAACATTTATTTTGTTGGTAAGAAATTACTAAAAGATTATTTCTTTGAACCACCAAAAGTTACACGAGTCTGCCTTTCATTATTGATTGGCATACTTGGGTGCTGTTCCTTAAGAACATCGTTATTCACTGCTTCATCACGTTGCTTAGTTTGATCTTGATAATAAGCTTCACGTTGTTGCGCGATTTCTTCGGGTATCCTTGCCAGCACAAGGCCTCCTACTCCGATAACACCAGAATATTTTCCTGTTGTCATAGATGGAAAGTCTTGTTCAGGATATTGGTCAGCTCTCACTAACTCCCATCCTTCTCTAAGTTTTCCTGATACATTTTTTGTATCGTCAAAACCTAGGACTTCAACTCTAATCCATCTGTGTCTGTACCCTTCGGGTGCAGGTGGTGCATCGAGCCC